CTACCCATCCAACCTCTGTTGTTAATCCTGTTACAGTATAAGTGTGTGTTGAACCATTCCAAGCACCTACGACACCGCTTGACTTCTGCACGTTGTAAGTACAGTCGTTAGATATATCGGTATGACCGTATAAAACCTGTGCTGTCGTGTGACATTCTGGAAACGCTGTGTATTCTCCTTTGTAATCTGTTGCGATTGCTTGATAGTCCTTGTCAAGATTTATAATCATAGCACGAGACTTTTTCGCTTCATTGATTGCATCATTAATTGCTTCTGTTGCAGTCTTTCCACCTATTGTGACGTTATCTCCAGAAATCCTTACAGTACCAGTTTCTATGTCTGCAAAAAAGATAATATTTCCAGATTTATCCTTGACTGTCAATGCACCAGTATTAATATAATCTGCATTGATTCCCTCTGCATAAAGCAATCTTGTTATCATTTCGCCTGTGATTGTAAAACCATATGGATAATTTTTACCGCCATCCGTGGAAAAACCGATTGCATCTGATGTTAACTTAATAACATTTCTTGATTCAGCAAGCGACCTCTTATCATGCAGGTAATAAATACTAGAACCGTCTGGTTGCTTCTCTTCCGTTGAATACAATCCACTACCACTTTTAAGTGTTTCGTTCAGTTTTTTAATCGCATTTTCACGATTTGTCTTTTCACGTTCAACTAATTCTTTCCCTTGAATCAGTGCTTTTTGTTCACTTGACGTGTAATTGCTTTGATTTCTCATTGGAGATTCTGCACTATTTTGTAGTGTTGTATATCCAAAGAATACAAAGTTTACATCTGTTAATACAGAATAGAAGCTTTTACCTCGCCAGTCTGTAATCTTTATCTTGTCTCCAAACTCTGCAATTGGATAAGAAATATAATCCATCGTAAATCCACGAAACGTTACATCCTTGAATCTTTCATAAATCCAAGAAACTAATGTCTCTTCATGACCTGCAACTAACGGATTCTCTATTTCTAAAACGTAGCCATCTGAACCGTATTTGACTAATTCTTCCACATCTTCTTCATTTTCGTTACCATCTTCATCGGTTGTTGTCTTAGTGACAGTCTTTGTCATTTGTACACCTGTTACCTGTACATTGTTTGTATCACTTGTTAAAGAATCATAAGATTCGATATCGTGAATATTAGTACTGTAGTCAAAATCATATGTAATTATCTGTAGATGCCCTGTGCGGTCAATTCTTGCGTTTCCGCAGGCAATCATAGCGATAAAGCCTATAATCTGTCGGTGTGTATACTCACTAGATGGCATAGTTGGTATCTGGAAGTCATTATGTAAAAAGTTACTATTTCCAATCAAGATACCGCAGGTATCACAACTATCAATTAACACGCTCTTTGCTGTCGCAGGGAATGTCAATGTTGTGCTGTATGTCTTATCTGCTTTATACATATCATCATAGCCGACAATCGTTACAACACTTCCGTAGGTTTCTGGTTGAGTGACGGTAAATGTACCGTATTCAATTTTTTCTATCGTTGATGATAATTCAAACGTCAGAAATAGTCTGATTTTTGCTCCAAAGAAATCATAATCAGATAAGTGATCATCGTCGTTCATGATTTCTAACTGTACGTTTCTGCTAAGGGCAACTCCTAAAGGAATGGAATTTTCCCCCGCAGAATCAACCAGACTATTGTTATCTATTGAAAAATCATCCTCTGTCAGTTCTAAAACTGTGCCATTTGCAAGTGTAACTTCTGCATACTCTTTAAAATCCTGTCGTTCTGACATTAAAGTTTTAAACTCATTACTTACATTTATCATATCGGGTTAACCCCCTGTGCATTGAACGAAAAACTAGATAATTTCTCTTTGTTTTTCTCCAATGTTTGTATTTTTATGTCCGATACCTGTCCTACATAAAACTTTGCAGTTCTCCATTCATTGTGGTACACGGAAAAATAATGCAAATCAAAAGGTTTTCCTTTTGCTACCATTTGCAGGATTTTTGAAGCTTCTGACATTGGAATATCCGTAGCTGTATATGGGAAACGCTCTACCGTAAACATCGGTGTAAATTTCCCTTTTCCAGACTGTGCCCTTGTTGAACCTTGCGTATACGTGGTTTCGAGTGCTACAGCTATGTCACAATCTGGTTGCCATATTTTCACACCGTTTATTTTTATATAATCTTGTGCCATATCTACTCCTTTCTACGCAAGGCTGAATGGGTTTCTACCGTTACTCATTTGTCTTAGTTTCGCTTCTTCGATAAATTCATCAAATAACGTTCTGCGATTGATTTGTGCGGTAAAGTGATAATCTCCACCATTGTTACCGTTATTGTCTGATTCTAAATCTTTCATAACTGCTAATAGCTGTTCAAGCAAGTTAATTACGTCATTATTATTGCTGTTTGTATCACTCTGTTTCTGTGCGATCACTGCGGATGCTTTCGCAGGTATAATCTTACCAGTTGCAATCTCCGGTGTTTTAAATGGTACACTTGCCAACTCTTTAGACTGATTCATAAAGGTTTTTATTGTATCTGGGAATGCTCTTTCCAGACCAACACTAATACCAGCAGGTAGCATCTTTCCAACCTTATCTCGCATTAATCTTGATGGAGAATGGATTCCAAAGAAACTCGTTACTGAATCAAACGCTTTTCTTGCAAGACTTGTCATTTTATCAACCAAAATCCATGCAAAATCTCCAATACCTTTTGCTATACCTTTTACAATGTTCTTTCCAACACTTAACCAGTTCACTTTTGTAAACTTATCTTTCATTTTCACTACTGCATTTTTTGCTTTAGTAGCTAAACTACTAGGCAAGCCTTTAATTCCATTGACTGCATATGTAATAATTTTCCTTGCGGCTGTCTTTACTGTTGATAATTTACCAGTGATACCACTTCCAACATTTTTGACACCATTAGTACCTATTTCTTTTAATTTGCTAGGCAAATTTTTTATACCATTTACAAGGCTGCTATATACGTTTTTTATTGCATTGACTGCATTAGATTTTGCACCCATGATACCGTTCTTAATGCCCACAATAAGACTTTTACCAAGTGACAACCAATCATAGGCTGCAAACACACTAACGATTGCCATGATAATTTTTGGAATACTTGCAATAAGTGTAGGAATTGACTGAATCAATCCTTTAATCAATATCGCAATAAGTTTCACACCTGCGACTAAAATTTTAGGTGCATTATCATTGATTACACCTGCAATGTTAATCACGATTTCGGGAACATTTTTGATGATATCTGGCATGGCATTAGCAATACCTTTTGCAAGATTCAACATAAGATTTAAACCAGAATCTACTAATTTTCCTGCGTTGCTTCTTAGGTTTGCAGTGAAGTTTGTCAGTGCCGATAAACCTTTACTGATAAACTGCTGTGTACCATTCGTGATCCCTTTTGACAAATTGTCCATGAAAGACACACCAAGCTGTGTTAATGCCGTGATTGCTTTTCCTGCAACAGATATTGCACTAACAAATATTCCAACCCAATCAATAGATGTTAATAATGTTGCTAATTTTACTCCCAACTGTGACCAATCTGTTGTTGTCAGTGCATTATCTAATATTGTAAGGATTCCTAATGCTAAACCAGATAAACTTGTGCCGATTGAATTAACATCTAATTGTGCTATGGCACCGTTTAATCCATGTCCAATAGATTTTCCGATTGTATCCCATTTAAGGGTGCTCACTGCACCTGCTAACATCTGAAACGGAATGTTAATCCTGTTAGCAAACAATCGTCCTACATTAGACCAGTCAACCTCATTAAACATACCATTGATTCCAACACCAATTTTTGCCCCTAAGTTTTTCCAGTCAATTCCCTCAATCAGAAGATTAAGAGTGTTAACAATTGTATTAATACCTGCACCTACAGTACGTCCCATCAAATCCCAATCTATGTGATCTACAAGACTATTGAACGTCCGTGTAAATGCATTTACAAAATAAGTTATCTTTGGACCTACATTATTCCAGTTGATCGCATCATAAATCTTTTGTAGACCTTTGTTGATACCGCTAGCAATATAAGCTCCAAGTCCCTCCCAATCCTCTTTCTTTATGAGGTCCTTAATCTTCTTAGCAATGTCTGCAATGGAAGATTCAATAGGAACTTTCTCAAACATATCTCCAATGGATGGACCAGTGTAACCACCGCCACCACCTCCACCGCCTGCGGATGGGGTAGAAGAACTAGGTGCGTCGTTATCTTTCTCTTTCTGGTACTGTCGGACTTCATCAAGTCCAGAAAGATAAGTCTGTATCTCTTTATTTGCTTTTTTCGTGGCTTTTGCGTTATTCTTTGTGGCTTTTGCCGCCTTATTAGCACCACTGGATGTTTTATTCAATGATGCCGCATAATCTTCTTGTACGGCTTTTGCTCTTGTAAAAGATTTCTGTCCTGTCAGTGCAGCTATAAACATGCCTACATACGTGATCGCTTTCGATAACATATTCATGAATGCCGTTAATATAGGTGCAACTACGGACAAAATCGGTGCAAATGCTGTTGCCAAACTGTTTTGTAACTGGGTTAATGCTGACATCATAGAAGATATCGAAGCATTAGTAGCTGACGAATACTGTGCAAGGTTATTGATACCTGTCATGATTCTGCTGTTAACTTTAGAAATCATTCCAAAAACGGTAGAATATAATATACTCATACCGACCATTCGACCAATAGAAAAGCTTGCATTATTAGCACTGTTTGTTGTGCTTGTGAAGTTCTGTGCCAGTCCACAAAGACGTTTTCCAAGTCCAGATACGACTCCACACATCCTACTAAAGATAGATGAAATACCGTCTGTCTTTGTCTTAACACTGTCCGCGGACTGACTGACATTCTTAAATGATGAACCAAGCCTACTATTTGTGTTAACAAGGCTTCTTTCTTTTGCATCAGTCTTAGATATTTCCTTATTTAATGCATTTAAGGCTTTCTCACTTTCTTCTGATGCTGTTTTTGCGTAGTTCCCTGTAATCGGTGCAGTACGTACTTTCTCTGTTGGTTGTGCAGTTGTTGTTCCGCTGTCTAGCTGTTTTTTCTTCGCTAGTAATTCGTCATATTGTCTGCCGAGCTTTTCCGCGGCACTCTCCAATGCTAAAAACGCAGGGGAAGAAGTTGCACTCTGATTTCTTGCAAAAATTTCTTGCTGTGCCGTTGCTACCTGCTCAAACTGTGTATCAAGGCGTTGCAAGGAATCTTCAAGAATCTGATATGCTGTTGTCTTGATATTTGAATTGCTGATTTCATCCTGCAATTGTGTTGTTTGCCCTAAATCGGTGTTTAAGGATTCAACACTCGTTTCTGTACCTGTGATTTCTGCATTTAATTTTTGCAATGCTTTTGCACTCTCTTCGCTTGCAAGACCTGTTCCACCAGTAAGTTTTGCACTTTTAGGTAGACCACTGTCTGCACTCGCTGTCGGTGCTTCTAATTGCTTTTTCTTTGCAAGGAGTTCTTCGTATTGCTGATCTAGTTTAGCCGCTGCACTTTCCATTGCTTGAAACGCAAGGGAAGAAGTTGCACTCTGATTTCTGTTGAATACATCCATCTGTGCTTTTTCCAACTCTGCAAGCTTTTGTCCTGTGGTTTCTATTGCTTTATCTAACGTATCAAGTGCAGTCGTTTTAATGTCTATGTTATCAAGTTTCTTTTCTGCCTGTGCGGTCTTTTCCAGTTCCTTAGCCACGGTCTTTGCTTTTTCTTCGACAACATCCATGCCTTTTGCATCTGGTGCTTTTATACCGCCACTCATGGCTTTTTCCATTGATTTTCCAATGGTTTTTACTTGATTGGATAAACGTTTTAAAAGGGATGCGATTTCTTTCACACTTGCTTTTGCTTCGGTTGTATCAATTTCTGTTTTGATATAAATACTTCCATCCGCTTTTTGTGTAGCCATTCAATCACGCCCCTTTCCCATTCAGTAAATCGTTCAAATGTTTCTGTTCTTCTAATTCCTCTTCGGAATATTTAACATCTAGGTCAATAAGCGTTTTATTTTCTTTGTAGAACTCTCTTTCCCAATCTTCCAGTTTCTTTCCTTTGGCTTTCTTCATGCGAACACTAAGAATCTGCGAAAACAAAGACTCTCCAATTTCCATGTAAGCTCCTAAAAAAGTCCACCAATGTAAATACTGCATAGCTCGTATTTCTTTTCCAAGTACACGGTTAACAGATGGGATGATAACTGGTGCATCATGTTCCCAATCCATCACATGAGGTTGTTTCTTCCCATCGTCCTTGATACCCATGTCAATAAATTCGATGGCTTTTTCAATAGCTTCTTCATAGTCTTGTGGTGGCATATTTCCAAAATCAACGTATAAAATGGTAAGGCAAACAATCCACTTTTCATCGTTCTCAAAGTCTGGGTCATTAAATGTTTTTAAAATATCCAGAACTGCACGAAAATCTGTGCGTATTTCATAATCTATGCCACCAACTACTATGGATGTAGGAAGTTCCCAAACTTCCATTATTTGTGATATTTAGACGTTGCCCTTTTAATTTTCGCCTGTTTCTTTTTGATTCTCTGGTCTGTTACCTGCTCAATAACGTCCGCAATCTCAACGATGATATTCTCAATAAAGAAATCTCCACTTTCTGTTAATGTCAGCGGATTGCAGATAGCAAAAACAGATTTAGAAGCTTTAGAGTTGAGTAAGTAATCAATCTGTTCTTCTAATCTGTCGGATAATTCCAGAATATCTTTTTCTGTTGCATCTTCTGGTACTTCCATCTTTTCAAGATTTGCAACTACCTCTTCGTATCTTCTAATGATATTTAAATCAACAGGATTGAAAGAAAATCTTCCAATCTCTGCATCATCTTCATTGGTCAGTACCACATTTAAGGCACCAGTTTTGACTTTTCTTCTTAATTCTTCCATTGCTTAACCCCTATTTCCCTGTGCTTGATGCATTTACTGAACTTGTAGCTGCTGTAAATTTACCTGTTTCAACGTTGTAAGTACCTTTTTTACGTTCTCCAACATAATTGACGGTAAATGGAATCTGATAACCAGATGTATCCCCACCGTATGATGTAGGTGTTACATAACATTCCTGCTGATATGCTTCATAAGCTCCGCTTGTAGCTTCTTTCCACATATGCACTTCTACGGCGTTTGTCTTTAAGTTGTCGTCTGTGTAACGATTATCAACAATTTCCTGCAATTTCTGTGATAATGCAGAGTCAGCTTCTGCATAATAAGGGTCAGCTTCAGAAGATACTTCGTATCCATTATGTTTAAATGTTGATTCTCCGATGATATTTTTAGATGTTTCTGTGTCTGGATTCAGTTCGACATTGTACTCTTCTAAGTCTTTTCCCAGACGTTCATAACCAGATGTTCCGCCACAAAGTGAACCAGAATCTAAGAAATGAGCCATATATTTACGTGCAATTTTACCTGTTGTAACTGCTGCCATTTTGATTCTCCTTTATCTTTTCAAGGTTAGTGATCTGCTCCATAATGCAGACCAGTTAATGTGTTATCTATCTATCAAAGTCATTTTGATATCGGGCAGAAATGTTGATTGCCCAATTCTCGGACTTGTTTTCGTTTGTGCTGTCCAAATATGCAGGTGTCTGTCTGTCAATTGTTAAAAACTTTCGATTCCCTGTCAGAACTGGATATTCTTCTAGCTTATATGTATTGTCTTTAATCGTGATTGTTTGTTTTTCTAACCATTTGCCAAGGTTGTCCAACCACTCCTTAATATCTGCTTTCCTCTTTGGTTTTGTACCGCTTGCACGACATATCACGCAAAACGGATACAGACATACCTGTGTGACGTGTCCTGTGATACTCTCTTTTTCTGATTCAATCACTGCACCGCTTACTGGGAACATTGCTTTTCCGCTTGCATCATCAAGTGTAGAAAATGCAATTTCGTCTCCCTCTCTTAATTCTGGGAATTGATTTACCAGTTCTTGCAATGCTGTTGTGATCA